AGCTGATCCTAGTTTAACTCAAAAGTTAAGAAACAGTACGGTTAGTAAGATATTGTTCAATATCACCATAACCAGGAGCTGCATCAGGACGTAGATAGCAAGCTTCAACTACAATGTAACCTTTTCTTCCAGCATCAGCGTCAGCATCAGAGATGTATAAACCATCAGCTGCAGAAGCTGCACTTGTTCCGTTAGCAGTAGCTTTTACATACACTTTAAATGTAGTAGAAGCTGTAATTGCTTTATAAGGAGTATTAGGGTTGTCAGAACCACCTGCGTTGACACCACTTGCTGTTACGAGTGGGTTGTAGCTGTAACCAGCAACACCACCAGCGTAGTAAACAGAGTTAGCCGCACCACCTGCGTTAGGTCCATTAACTGTAGAAGCAATATTTGCTTGAGCAGGACCTTCACCTAATCCAGAAGCTGCAACAGGGTTTCCACCGTTATCTCTACCAAAAGAAATTATATTTCCTGTATCTGTATATACACCAGATGCAACTCTTCCATCATCCCAACCATTAGCTACAGAAACCGCAGTTCTATAGATATATGCAGGACCTTCGTTAGTTCCTTGAGCATCACCAGAAATAACCATTCCTGTGATGTCAGTACGTGTATCGTCGTTTCTATATGGTGAAGGAACGATTACGTCAGCACTAGTGAATGCAGTAGCAGCTTTACCTGTAACTTCAACATATCCACGTTGCTGGAAATAACGCCAACCAGGGACAGCCAACACAGATGTTGGGCCGCCCTTAGTTTTATCATTAGTACCATCATCATTTGAGTCGATATTTTTATACCAACCATTGAGAGGCTCTGCCCAGTTTCCTGGATAGATTTTTTTAGCTGATAAATAAGCCATTTATGTCTCCAAAAGTATTTTTTTACGAGTTGTTAATTGTTATCTATTAGATAGATCCGTCATCAGATAAGAAGCTGAATGCGGTGGTAACAAAGTCTTTATTAAGAGCTTCAAACCCAGCGTACAACTGCCAAATCAGAATTATAAATCTGCTAAAGTCATCATTATTATTAATAAGAACTTGTGCATTTGGTCCACCAATTCCAACGCCAATTGCTTGAGGTCCAAAGAAGTAACCTTGAGCAACTTCTTGTGAAGCATAAGAGCTATTATCAAAAGTAGCAGTTATATTTTTTGTTGGGAAGTTAGTAGATTCAAAGAACTTAACTCCTTCAAACTGTACACCTGTTGGCATTACAGGTTCGCCAGCTAAGAAGTAAGACTGACCAGCCTGTGGACCCATGTAGAAGCTGGAGTTGTTAGGAATCATGGGGTTGCCCATATACATTCCTTGTCCAGGAGCACCAGAGTAACGTGCGATTTCTCTGAAGTCAGAGTCACGACGTAAGTGCATCATGAATGTTGGGTCACAAATGCAACGATATAAACCATCTGCATAAGTAGGAACGTTACGCTTACGTAAGTCCTTAACAACAGTTAGTAAGTCAGTTTTAACTGAGAACTGCTGGATTTGATTGCCATACTCTGTTGAAGTGTATGCAATTCTTCCAGAAGAATCTTTTGTCTTACCACCTGCAAAGAAATATCCACCTTGGCTAGTAGAAGCAGCACCATTAGATTCTGCTTTAGCTAGTTCATCAATGAATACTCTGTCTCTCCAACGTCTGTAATCATCAAGAAGGGTAAGTGAACCTATGCTCTGATGGAACATATTAAGGTTCCCTGTGTCAAGCAATAGACGTTGAGCTGTTACAAGAGTTTCTCTTGCAATCTTGAAAGTACTTGACTGAGTAGCATCACCAGGATCTGCAGGACCTGTGTACTCTTTAAGTACAACAAGTACCTTTTCCTTTGTGATGTTACGGCTATTAGCAGTACCAATAGTTTGATCAGCTACACGCTCACGGCTATCCTTTGTGCCAGGAGATCCCCAGAACTTGTAACGATCTAGCTGAACCGTTTGTCCAGGTTGGCGAGTGAAGTCGTGTACCACTACTGGTTCGACTGCCATCTCTGCGATATATCCAGGATGCGGTCTATAAAGCTCCGCCCCTAAAATTTTTGGGAAATCATTATCAATAAACACTTGGTTTTATTCCTCCAATGTCTGTAGATTTTATTAACGGGTGAAAGAATTAGACATGAGCATGTCTTATCTAACTTAGTATTTTAACAGTGAGTAATTTATTACTTATTAATAAACTACTAACACAGAAATTTGTGCTAGTAGTTAATAAGAATTACTCCATTACAAACAGTTTATTTTGTACTGTTTGTGGCTGTGCTTGGTTCAATACTTTCCAAGCATTCTGTGGGTCACGAGCCATTTGCTCATTGAAAGTTCCCCAGAAATTTTCTGGTTGCTGTGGTGCAGCTGCTGTTGGAGGAGCTGGCATTTCAGTTTGACCAGGCTGTGGTTTTGCTACAGCTTGTGTTGGGTACCCAGGAGTTTGAAGTTGTGCTTCATTCTCATAAACTGGATGTGGTCCATTAGGGCCAAAGAACTTCAATGTATAGTCGCTAAGAGTATCTGGATTTGTAAGAATCTCGTTATAAGCTAAATTTTCTTTATGCTCATTAACTGCAAACTTTGCATATCCTTTAATATTTTCTGCTGCTCTATTACCCCATTCAACTGCCTCGTTTAGCATTCCTTCGAGGTTTACTGCGTACTGGTTTAGTACCGCTGGAGCCTCGATCCCGAATGCGTCCATCACCTGACGACTGTCTTGGCTCATTCCTACTAGGTCCGCCACCTGATCCAAATCTACCTGCGATTGTGTCGAGGAGGTTTGGGAAGAGTTGGGCAAGGATACCTGGTTGGCTTGCGAGGTCTGCGGAACCGATAGAGGCGTAACCTGGCTGCTGCCTTGTCCGTAATTCGCCTGGGAATATTGAGTCGGAGCTTGCGACTGTTGACCCTGGAGAGGGGATTGGACTGGAGTGCTCAGGAGTCCGACCACCTTGTTGAATGCCGACTCCCATGGGTTCCCCTGTTGAGGGGCTTCCGAAGTTGTCGGGGATTGGGGGGCGAACTGAGTAGGGCTTGATTGGTAACTGGGGACCGCCTGGGGAACGGCTTGGGGGAAGTTCGTACCCACTTGATACTGAACTGGACCCGTCGGAACCGCCTGTGGAGCTGCTGCTGGAGCTGCCGCCACGTAGCTGTTCGGAGCGACGGCTGCTGGTGCTTGGCTCGTCGGTGGGGTCGATTGGACGGTAGCGTCCTGCATAACTCATCTCCTTTTGTAACGCCTCTAATGTTCGATACAGATATGGAGTTAGATCGAGACGGGGATCTGCTGCCATAGGCAAGTCGGGTGATTGTGGGTGAGGAGTCTGCATCATTCCCCCCACTAACTTTGCGAATTGAGAGTATGCACTCTGTAATTCGTTCACCATTCTGAATGGGAAACCCGAAAGCATTGCTGCTCTTTCCTCGTCCGTTTTAGACGGAAAGAGGTATTTCAGTGCTTCTATGCTATCTACCCCTAATTCTTGTAAATTTCTTACAACAATTGAGTTGTTTAAAGTATCTTGAGTTGAATCCTCATAGACTGGTCCCATCCAACGCCATTGAATGTCAACATCACCATCAGGAATTAAACCCATAACCCCTGGTGGTATCTGCTGAGTGGCTAAACAAGCCATCATTAATTGCTTAACTCTTTCTTCAAATATACGTAAAGCTTCCTCGTACATTTGCACTTGTTCAGGTGGAGCATTAGGTGGTAAATCTCTTGGTTTTTCTAATCCTGCAGCTGAAGCTAATGTTTCACGAAATAACCTTTCTTCTTGGAAAATAATTAATTCTAAACAACGACAAATACCATAGTTATAAATTGCTTTTGCTTTCTTTTTAGATGTAGCAGCAACTCGTCCAAATAATGATTTATATTCTGTAGCTGTAACACCTGCTGATATAGATAGTTCATCAACACCACCTAAAGCTGTACGTATCTCTTCTCGGTATTGACGAGAGAAAGAATTTTGATCTCCAGTAATTGCATCAGGAACAATATAACCTACACGATCATTTGGTTCTAAGTTTGCAATAATTCTAGGTACTCTTATTTGTCCATCAACACCACGAGAAACTGGATCAGATTTGTAACGTGAAGCACTTAATGGCCCCATTCCTACAAAACCTGAATTAGCTGCAATTGAAGGACGTTGAATACTTGCTTCTCCTCCTCCAGATTCAACAAGATCTGTCTTAGGTCTAGAAGAAAGTAATGTTGGATTACCAAAGAAAGTGACATTCTTTCTCATTGTCTGCATCATTTCATCATGAGTACAGATATGGTTTGCTAATCCTTCAAACTCTCCTGAACCTTCTGAAGAAAATCCTTTTGGATTATTGAAAATTTCAACACAAGGAATAAAACCTAATGTATTTTCAAATGTTTTCTTTTTGCCAGGATTACCTGGGAATGGATTATCAAATGAAATTTCTGATTCAGAATGTGTTTCTTCTATTTGCTTACTCTTAATAGATAATTTTATAAATCTCTTATTTCCACCTCGTTGATCAGGAGTACTTGTTCCACCTATATCAAAATTATTTGAATGCCCATGTAAACCAGTTCCTTTTCTAACTTTATAACTATAAATAATAATGACTTCATCTAAAACTCCATCAGTATTGTAATAACTTCTATATTCGTGTTTACGGAAATAATATAATCTATAGTTTGATTGAGTAGGTCTTACATAAAATAATCCTTGACCATCACATAAAAAGTAATCCCAAATTGAATCTAATCTTGTATCTAATTGGTTATATTTGGTAACTCTATCTATAAAATCTTTTCTCTGATTACCAAAATTATCTTGAGCAGGAAAGAATTCAACTCCTTGGCGAATACCAAAGAGTTTCATTTGAGCTAAATGAGAAGCAATAATTCCTGTGTCTACTAAATTACTTCCATCTTTTTCAAGATAAGAATCAATTATTTCTTGTAATCGTGCTTTAGGATCAGAAGCCATCAGCTTTTTTCCTCTTCCATTTTTATAATTTTAGCAGCTTTGGATTTTTTCTTTAAGAATAGCCATTTCTTAAAATAAAGAATTTCTTCTTTAGTAAATAGTTTAGGAGTTTTTAATGCTTTTTTGATTAACTTCTTTGTTTTCATTAAACAAAAGGAGGAAGTGAAACACCTGGATTTAATCTCTGTCTTTCTTCTAACAGTCTATCCATATAACGTGAATCAATATGTGGTGCTCTGTTAATTACGTTTGGAGGTGGACCACTCTGTATATAGCGTGGAGCACCTGCAATATTTTGATCATTCATATTATCAACTGCATTAGATAAATTACTACCACCAAAGAAATTTGCACCTGCTAATTGTACATTAGGTTGTGGTGCTGGTGTAGGTGTTTTTTGCGGAGCTTTTGGAGGCCAATTTTTATCCCATCCAGAAGTATCTTGCCCTGGTGAACCACCTCTTGCTTGTTGACCATCTCCATTAGGCCAAACAATCTGATTTGGATTTTGCAAAACAGGTTGTTGTTGACTTGCCATCTGTTGTCTATATTGTTCTGCTTGCTGTTGCATCAATAAAGCTCTCTGTCTCTCTTCTGGATTTACTCCACCCTCATTACCTAATCCTGTTGGCAATCCTGCTATTATACTATTCATCGTTATAGATAAGATATATTTCTATTTTACTCTTCTTGTACTTTGTAACCTTTTGGGTCATTCAGTTTTGTCAATACGATACCAATACCTTTAATATCCCATTCCAAATGATCACCTCTTTCCCATTGCAATTCATCTGTAATTTCAGGTGGAAAACTTATACATAAGTCACCAAAAACATTATCATCTAACTCCAATATGTAAGTCATTTTTCTATAAGCTTTTCCATTAGCTTATCAAGCTTATTATGAATTGCTCTAAAGTGATCG